GCAGCCTACGCCAGCCAGGGACAGGAAATCGAACGGCTGACGGCTCTGCTGACAGCGGCACAGGCCAAGTATGCACAACTCGGAGCTGATCTGGAGATTGCGCAAAAAGACACAATCGACTTGATTGACGAATCAACTGCAGAGCTGGAAGCCAATATTCAGCAGATTGACGAGATCAACCGGAAGGTGCGAGCGAACCTGGACAAGGACAAAGCCGAGATGGACGCAAACGACTACCGCCAGCAATATGATCAGTTGACCTCCGAGATTAATGTAGTGCGCCAACAGAAGGTCGACTTGCTGACGAACGCGGACCTTCCGCTGCCGGGACTGTCAGTCGAAAGTGGCGAGCTGCTCTACAACGGCCAGCGATGGGACAACATGAGCGGTGCTGAGCAACTGCAGGTCGCGACGTCGATCGTGCGGCGCCTTAAACCGAACTGCGGTTTTATTCTGTTGGACAAGCTGGAGCAGATGGACCTGGCGACGTTGAATGAATTTGGTCAATGGCTGGAGCAGGAAGGGCTGCAGGCCATTGCCACCCGCGTCAGCACTGGCGACGAATGCTCGATCATCATCGAAGACGGCTACGTTGCTGGGCAGCCGCAGCCGCCAGAGCAATCGCCTGCAGCAGCAGAATCAAAGACATGGAAAGTAGGTGAATTTTAATGCAGGTCATCAGCGGTAAGGTCGAAAAGGCTAAAAAGGTTGTGCTGTACGGTCCAGAGGGGATTGGCAAGTCCTCTTTGGCCGCACGGTTCCCGCGCCCAATCTTTATTGATACAGAAGGGTCCACGACAGAGATGGCAGTTGATCGGCTGCCGAAGCCGTCAAGTTGGGAAATGCTCAGGCAGCAGGTAACGTGGGTGAAGCAGCAAGGTCCATCTCGGTTCGGCTCGCTTGTAATTGATACCATCGACTGGGCGGAGCTGCTTTGCAATGAGAGTGTATGTGCTGATCACCAGAAGAAAGGCATTGAGGACTTTGGGTACGGCAAGGGATACGTGTATTCAGAAGAAGAGTTCGGTCGCTTCCTTAATCTGCTTAGCGATGTCGTCGAAGCAGGAATCAACGTCATCTTAAACGCCCACGCTCAAATCGTTAAATTCGAGCAGCCGGACGAGATGGGAGCCTATGATCGATACCAGTTGAAGCTCGGGAAAAAGACTGGATCGAGAACTGCGGCGCTTGTCAAGGAATGGGCCGATATGGTTCTGTTCATCAACTACAAGACTTTCAGCGTCGCCACAGACAAGGAAGGCAAAAAGAATAAAGCGCAGGGCGGCACTCGGACAGTCTACGCCACACATCATCCCGCATGGGATGCGAAAAATCGTCAAGGGCTGCCAGACGAGTTCCCTTTAGACTATTCGTACATTGCGCATATTTTCAATGGTTCTGCCAAGACAGCCCCGCCTCCGCAGGTGACTGATCCAGCGCCTCAGGCAGCCCCGCAGCAACCGGCACAGGTCAGCGCTCCACCGAGCCAGCCTGCTGCGCAACAACCAGAAGGAGAGCAGCAGTCACCTTTTGACTCGTTGAATCCAAACATCCCGCTCTCGTTGCGTGACCTGATGGTACAGCACCAGGTAACGGAATTTGAGATTCAAGTCGTGGTGAGCCAAAAAGGCTACTATCCAGTGGACACGCCGATCACCAATTACGACACAGGATTTATTAACGGCGTGCTGGTGGGGGCGTGGCCTCAAGTGTTTAACATGATCCAAGAAAAACGCAAAGATATGCCATTTTAACAGCAACAGGAGGAATTGTACATGAATCAAAATATTGAACGCGAGTTTGGCTGGGATGACGAAATTCAAAAAGATGGTGGGAGCTTTGTCTTGCTCCCTCCCGGTGACTACAATTTCACGGTCACCAAGTTTGAACGCGGTCGGTTCGCCGGAAGCGATAAAATGCCAGCCTGCAATCAGGCGAAATTGGAAATTACCGTCCACTCTCCAGAACACGGTGACGTAGTAGTTCAACATAATCTGTTCCTGCACAGTAAGACGGAAGGGCTGTTATCCAATTTCTTTGCGGGGATTGGATTGAAGAAGAAGGGAGAGCCCTTGAGAATGAACTGGCCCGCCGTTCTGGGACGTAGAGGACGCTTGAAACTTGAAGTGCGCAATTACACACACAAAGGCGAGGAGCGTTCCAACAATCAAATCAAGACCTTCCATCCTTACGACGACGTACCTGGACAGCAGCCGCCACAAAATTATCAGGCTCCCCAATACAATCAATACGCGCAGCAAAACTACCAACAACCGCCGCAGCAGTCATATCAGCCGCCGCAGCAACAGCAACAGCATCAACCGCCATTTCCGACTGGGCAACAGCAGAGTGGTGGATGGTCAGCGGGCCAGTTTTAGGAGGTAACGATGGAACTTAGACCATATCAGCAGACAGCGCGGGAATCAATCCAAACCGAATGGAGAAACGGCGTGAAAAAGACGCTTCTGGTCCTTCCGACCGGATGCGGCAAGACAATCGTATTTTCAAAGGTTATCGAAGACCGGGTAAAACTGGGCGAGCGTGTGCTCGTCCTGGCCCACCGGGGCGAGCTGCTGGATCAGGCAGCCGATAAACTGGAACGATCAACCGGGCTCAAGACGGCCACTGAAAAAGCTGAACAGACATCGATCGGTAGTTGGTACCGAGTTGTAGTGGGCAGCGTACAGACGCTGCAGCGGCCAAAGCGCCTTGAGCAATTCGAGCCAGACCATTTTGACACGATTATTATCGACGAGGCGCACCATTGCATATCGGATGGCTACCAACGTGTGCTGCAATATTTTGAGACGGCCAACGTGCTAGGCGTGACAGCCACTCCCGATCGGGGCGACATGCGTAACCTGGGGGCGTATTTCGAAAGCCTTGCTTTTGAGTACACGCTGCCGAAAGCGATCAAAGGTGGCTATCTCAGCCCGATCAAGGCGTTGACCATCCCCTTGCAGTTGGACTTGTCTGCGGTTGGCCAGCAGGCTGGTGACTTCAAATCCAGCGATCTTGGCACGGCACTGGATCCGTATCTTGAATCAATCGCAGCCGAAATGTGGCGAGTTGCCCAAGACAGGAAAATTGTCGTTTTCCTACCATTGGTCAAGACAAGTCAGAAATTTACAAACATTTTGAATTCAATCGGGTTCAAAGCGGCAGAGGTCAACGGCGAATCCAAAGACCGGGCTGAGATATTGGAGGACTTTGATCGGGATAAATATAACGTACTGTGCAATTCCATGCTTCTAACAGAGGGCTGGGACTGCCCAAGCGTGGATTGCGTTGTTGTCTTAAGGCCAACAAAAGTCCGCAGCCTATACAGCCAGATGGTTGGGCGTGGTACCCGGCTACATCCTGGCAAAACAGAATTGTTGTTGCTCGACTTTTTATGGCATACCGAACGGCATGAACTTTGTCACCCAGCTCATCTCATCGCGGAAAACGAGGAAATCGCCAAAGCCATGACCAAGCAAATTGAAGAAGCTGGTATTCCACTGGATTTGGAAGCAGTGGAGAAACAGGCTGCCGAGGATGTCATTGCTCAGCGAGAAGAAGCGCTGGCGAAGCAACTGGAAGAGATGAAGCGCCGCAAGCGAGCTCTGGTCGATCCCCTGCAATTTGAAATGAGCATCCAGGCGGAAGACCTTGCCGGCTATGTGCCGTCGTTCGGATGGGAAATGGCTCCGCCGAGCGATAAGCAAATCAAAACACTGGAGAAGCTGGGCATCCTGCCGGACGAGATCGATAATGCCGGCAAGGCGACGAAGCTGCTCGAACGCTTGGACAAGCGGCGAGAGGAAGGGTTGACAACGCCAAAGCAGATTCGTTTTCTTGAGGGCCGCGGCTTTGAACATGTCGGGACATGGCAGTTTGAGTCGGCCAAGCGGATGATCGATCGGATCGCCGCAAACGGCTGGAGAGTGCCAGAGGGAATCAACCCGAAAGAATATCGCGGGGAATAGAATGGGGAGGATTATTTGCACGTTCTTAAATCAGTTCAATTGATGCGTAAGTATTCAAATTGCAAGGAATGCGGTAACGACAAGATTGGCGATGGTGAAGGTACTTTGACCATTGAAGATAATATTTTCAAACGCAGTTGCAAATGCGGATGGAGTATCGAAGTGGATGAAAATGATAACCGGTTGCTAAATTTGAAGGTCAAAGCTTCGGCGACTATCGGTCCTAGAAAAATTTACGAGCTTCATGAAAAAGATGGTAGATTCTTTGGCTATGTCAGCGTTAATGAATTGCAGAAAATGGGCTATGTAAAACGTATCGATCATTGCAAAAAAGCGGAGGAGTTTTTCAATACTCCCGAAGGATTGGCCTGGGTTAAGAAAAATAGATTTTTCAACGTGCTATAAAGGCTTTGAAACTAATCGTGGGGGGAGACTATGCGAAACACTTTAGGAGATTTGAATAATCACTTATTTGCCCAATTAGAGCGGCTAAGCGACGAGGAATTGACTGGAGAAAAATTAGCGGACGAAATCAACAGAGCTAAGGCTGTGACAGGTGTAGCGTCTCAAATCATAGCGAACGGGTCTCTTGTGCTTGAAGCGAGAAGGCTCGCTGATGACAGAATGAATGCGGATACGACCATTCCTAAAATGCTGGAGGGATAATTGATGTTTCGGTTCACTCCAGAACAAAAAGAATTCCTCATAGCGAATGCGACAGGTAAAAGTAACGCAGATTTGACAGAGTTTTTTAATAAACAGTTTGGTTTATCTTTACGACTTGCTCAAATAAAAACGTTCAAGAAAAACAACTAGATAAGTAGCGGATTGACGGGCAGGTTTGAAAGCGGTCATGTTCCCTTCAA